CGTTGTGGGCAAAATGCGAATTTATAATGGTAGTAACAATTTAAAAATTAAAAGATATGGAAATTAACAGATACTCATGGTTACTTAAGGTCGTTGACCATTCAGAACCGGAACTTAAGACTAGCTTTATAGACTTGTACGGATTGACAGAAGGTGAAGCGGTGGCGAAGGTGCACGATATAAAAAATGAATTCCTGTCGTGTAAATTATACAGACTATACATAGTTATATGATATGAAGTACGATAAAGGAATATTAACCGAGGCGGATTTAAAGGAACGCCAAAGGTTTTGGAATAAGAGGGGGTTTTTCAGGACCCCTACAAAGAAAGAACTAGAAAAGCGTTCCAATAAAATGCAAAAGTTGCTTGCCGCTATGAGGAACTCCACGAGGGAGGAAATAGAGCAGATAAAAAGGGTGAGCCCGAACACTAGGGTGTTTGGATATCTAGGCAAAGAACGTAACCTTATATGGGAGGCTTCCCGGGAGGATATAGAATACGCCCTACGAATAGCCCCTAAAACATTTAAAGTAAACCAATCAAGTAACATTTAAAAATTAGATTCATGAAAAAGTTAATTAGTATTTTAGTAGTGTTTTTGTTCGCGGTTAGTGCAATGGCACAGGTAACAAGTCAATCCGGGAAATTGGAAACTGTTAAGTCGTTCCGCCTGGGAACCTGTAAGCTAGTCAAGGTAGAGAAGGAAGGCGCGGTAACGTATCAGATAACCGCCCTAATCGCAAATGCAGCGTCTCATGAACTAGATATCCCTTTAGGGGATGAAAAGGCCGCGGTGGCCCTCTTAACGTCTCTAGCGGAATATAAACCGACCAAGGGTGAAGTAGTCAATCTTAATAACGTGGACGGTAATACGGCTACTTATTCCAAGTTCAACGGCACCTGGCAGATATACGGACGCGGGCGTACTCTGTACATAGCAGTGAGTAGAAAGGAATTGTCAGCAATGGCTAACGAGATAGGAGGTAAATAATATGGAGACCACAGAAGGAAACTATAACGAGTTATACGGTAACGGAAATGAGTATATAAAGGTTTTCGTACATGCGGGACTGCATAACATATATGCAGCGACCAATGTAAAGACAAAGGAACGGAAACGGTTCAACTCCCTTAAGGACCTGGAGGCATATCTGTACAATAAAGGGTATCACCTTGTTATGACAGACCGTGCTACGATATTCGCCCGTAACATCATGGAGGGCGTCTCGCCGCTATCCCTTATGGACCTGACCACCAGGCGCGACGGGACACAGAAAGAGATTTGTTTCCAACGCGGAGACAGAACGTACACCGGGTGGATAATAGGCAAAAACCTATGCGATAAACGGGAAGTAATTGTTAGATGCAATTGCCCTGGCGCCTATACGAACGTTACCGGACATAAGACCGTAACGGTACCCGTCGAGAATATTATACTATTGTCGGATTATTAATTTACTAGAGTCATGGAAGAATTTAATAAGAAACTTAAAGTAGACCGTATCAATCAGTTCGGGCACCTCGTTAAGTCTATGGCGAACGGGACACCCGCTGAAGGGTACACAATGGGAGACGCTATAAAGGCGCTGCCGGATAACCTGCAACAATTCTTATTGTCAGAGGTACCCGACCGGATAATACGGAAAGAGCACACTCGTAGAGGCCTCAACATCCTAGAATATACCACGCTGCTTGCAGGCGTAGACGAACTACGGGAGACGTACACGGATGAAGTTTTCAAGAGCAACCCGGCTAGGGAGTTGTGCAACCTGTTAGGCATCAAGTCAGCCTTTCCCGATATACTAGATGTAATAGACGAGGTATTGAAATTGTTTCCAGAAAGGATGACACGGAAAGACCTCGCAAACGAACTGTACATGGACGAGGTAGGAATGAGATAATAACAATTTAAATTATATAGTGATGAAAAGATTTTATTATGAAGTAGGCGAGGTTTTTCGCAAAGGTAGAACTAGATATGTAGTTAAAGAGGCGCCGCACGGAACTTGTAAAGGATGTGATTTTTACAGGCTGAAACCGAACGGGGAGCCGGAATGTATAGGAATGGACTACGCGTGTGACAGAGATTACCGGGATGATAATAAGAGTGTTGTTTTTGCAGAACTAGGAAATGCTACGAAGGACTAACTTACATAAGTATCAGATAACGGCCGTTAACCATATTGAGAACAACCCGTTCGCCGCGCTATTCCTCGATATGGGACTAGGGAAAACCGTGTCCACGTTAACGGCCGTGTCTGACCTTATAGAACGATTTGAAGTAACCAAGGTACTTGTAGTGGCGCCGAAGAGAGTGGCCGAAATGACGTGGATAGACGAGGTTAACAACTGGGAGCAGTTAAGGCACCTACGTGTATCTGTCATAAAGGGCACCGCCAAGCAACGCGAGATTGCCGCTAGGGCGGATGCGGATGTGTACACGGTTAGCCGGGATAATCTCGTGTGGCTCTTACAAATGTGGGGTGGGCAAAAAGTTCCTTATGATATGCTAGTACTTGACGAATTAAGCAGTTTCAAGAACCACAGCGCCAAACGTTTCAAGGCGGCAAAGGTTATCCGCCGGAGTTGTTCCCGTGTTGTCGGTCTTACAGGAACGCCCGCGCCAAACGGACTTATCGACCTGTGGGCGCAAATGTACCTTATAGACGGGGGGCAAAGACTGGGAAAGACCATAACCGATTACCGGGCTAACTACTTCCGTCCGGGCCGACAGAACGCCGGGATAATCTACGAGTACAAGCCGCTAGCCAATACCGAGGAAGTAATAGGCGGAAAGATATCCGACATAACGTTATCAATGAAGGCTCTAGATTTCCTAGATATGCCGGAAGTGTCCTACATTAACAACTACGTAGAACTATCTCCGAAAGTCAAGAAGGCATACGACAAGTTCGAAGAAGAACAACTTCTAACCTTGCTTGACACTACCGGGGGCGGTTCCAAGGAGATAACCGCACTTAACGCGGCAGCCCTCACGAACAAGTTACTACAATACGCGGGCGGCGCTGTCTATGATGAAGTACGGGACGTGTACGAAGTCCACAACGAAAAGATAGAGACACTTATAGAAATGGTTGAGGCTGCCAACGGAGCACCTGTACTTGTGGCGTATGGATTCAAGCACGAGGAAGCCCGGATAATGGAGGCGTTGAAACCGTTCGGGGCTAGAAGGCTTAACACAGTGGATGATGTAAGGGACTGGAACGAGGGAAAGATTCCCGTACTGGTTACGCATCCGGCAAGCGCGGGGCACGGTCTGAATATGCAGAAGGGCGGAAACCGTATAATATGGTTCAGCGCTACATGGAGTCTGGAACTATACCAGCAGTTCAACGCACGGTTGTGGAGGCAGGGACAGAAGAAAAGTGTATTTGTCCACCACTTGATAAGTAAGGGAACCGTAGACGAGCGGGTAATAGGTGTGCTAAATGGAAAGGCAACGGCCCAAGACGGGTTGATGAACATAGTTAAGGAACTGATTAAAAAATATAAGATATGAATGTATTGAGTTTATTCGACGGCATGAGTTGCGGACAAATCGCGCTGACCGAACTAGGATGTTTCCCGGATAAGTACTACGCTTCCGAGGTGGACAAGTTCGCCATACAGCAGACTATGAGTGTGTTTCCGGATACTATCCAACTAGGGGACGTTACCAAGGTGGATGTATCTCAATTGGATAAGATTGATTTGCTGATAGGCGGCAGCCCGTGCCAATCGTTTTCATTTGCCGGAAAACAGGTGGGTATGGTTACAACCGATAAGGTAGATATAACCGACTTGCAGACCTACCTAGACCTCAAGGAAATGGGATTTGAATTCGAGGGGCAATCATATCTATTTTGGGAGTATATGCGCATACTGACAGACATACGGAAATACAACCCGGACGTTAAGTTCCTGTTGGAAAACGTAGTTATGGCGAAGAAATGGGAAGCCGTGCTAACCAAGGCTATCGGAGTGGAACCCGTTAAGATTAATAGTAACCTAGTATCCGCGCAGAACCGGAAAAGATTGTATTGGACTAACATAGCAGAGATACCCCAACCGATAGACCGGGGAATACTTATCCGTGATACCCTCAAGGGCTTTAGATGAAAAATATTATATATCATCTAAAGCCCTTGAGGGTATGGTTAACCACGCTAGGGTAAACGCCGAGAAGGGAAACGGTTTCGGAGCACGAATAGTTTCGCCGGGAGGGAAGGCGAACACGCTTTTGCAAAGGTGTTACAAAGACGGGAAAGATAATCTTATAATAGCTGCCAGCCGTGGAAGGGCGTGCGAGGACGGGGTTACTAGGCAGCACCTAGAGCCGAGGAAGGACGGAAAGTCTAATTGTCTCACTACGGTACAGAAAGAAAACCTATTGATTGAGAATCGCAGCACGTTAAGACGGTTAACGCCTAGAGAGTGCGCACGGTTGCAGACCGTACCGGAGTGGTACGAGTGGGTGGTATCTGACACACAGATATACCGGATGTGCGGTAACGGGTGGACGGTAAAGGTTATAGAGCATATATTAGGACATTTATTCATTTAATTAAATACGTTATGAAAAGAAAGTTAGAGTTAACAAAATTCCGAGAAGGTGATACCAATGAGCACGAAGGCGTAACCTACGAGGCGGTGATGTCCGAATGCGGGCGCATGTGTGAGGGGTGTGCGTTCCACAAGTATGGCGAACCCTGCAAAAGCCCTAGGGGGTGGCTATGTATTGAGATAGGTACCGGGAAGAACTTAATTTTTAAAAAGTAAAATAATGGGATATATAAATTACGCAGATACCTACACGGAAATATACAATGTAGGTGATACTATGGTATTGAGAAAAAAGGAAAGATTTACGTACATGGGCACACGGTATGACGAACTTAACAGGCGTACCGTACACCTATATGAACCTGTGTGCGGGAAATCTAAAGAGTATCCGCAAACTAGCGCGGATACGGTTAATCTATTTGGCATACCGGATAATTTTATAGTGTTTTTGTTCAAGGTTCCGGTAAAGGCTAGCAGCATTAACAATCCGGAAGCACCGGAGCGTAAACGGTCGTTCACTTCTAAAATGTTCGGCTGGTTCCTAGAGTCCAACCGTTGGAAACATTTCCTATACGCTATCCCGGCGGGAGCGGTAAACTTTTGGTTGGCTATCGGACTGGCGCTAGGTATGGAATTCAAGGATGCGCAGCACGGCGGTAAATTCGATTGGGTGGATGCTACGTGCACAGCAGTGGGCGGTTTCGTAGGGGCCGCGCTATCCTGGTGGCTATTGGGCAATTACGTATTACATTACCTAGTCAAACTAATCTTTTAAATCATAACATTATGGCAGACATGGAGCATTTATTCAGAGAGCAGGAAATGAGGGAACAGGCCGAGGCAACCGGACGCCCCACAGCAAATGAGATTTTCAAGACCGCATTGTACCGCGCGGAAAAGGCGCAATATAATATGCGTATGAAGATAGGGAAGGCGGAAGCCGAGGAAGTGGTAATATACGCCGAGAGCGTGCCGAGGAACCTAAAGAGGGCTACGGACTTTACATTTTACCGGAAAAACAATCCGCAAGTACAATTGACATTGACACGTACCGAGATGTATGCGTTACTCGGGAAAATACGGGAGGCACTGAAATTATGATTAAGAAGTTTTGCAAATGGATGAGTAGCCCGGAAGATTTGCCCGGGCTAGTAGTGAGAATGTTAACAGCTATTTTAATAACGGTGGTTTGGGCGTTCCTGTTGGCGCTGACAGCCGCGTTAACAATGTGTAGATTATAATGGGACAGAAACTAATGGAGTGCAGAAAGAAACCGCTAGAGTTTGTAATACAAGACCTAGCCACAATACTAAATGTAAATGAGTTCTTCCTATTCAAGTTCTGCAAGGAGAACGGGATATATTACAGGAAGGCTAAAAATTTCCCTTATCACTTGGTAAAGGCAATGGAGATTTGCGAGGCGATTCCGAAACTAAGAAGGGAGATAGCTACGGTACGGGACGACCGGAACACGAGAACGGAGCCAAACCGGATACCGACTATTGAAACCTTGTTCATCAAGGACAACGAAAAGACAAAGCTAGACAAGTTCAATACGGAGGACATCCCTAGAATGTGGTGCCCGGGAAAGGGGACGGTTAATTACCGAGGCAGAGTAGAATCAAATGTAATATATCGCCTCAATTATTATAAGGACGGCACCGTATCACTGGACATGTGGAAATGGTCGTTCCATAAGTGGGAAATGGTGGAACCGTGCAGGGCATTAAGAAATTGTAAGGCAATTTTACGCGAATGGGCCGACAAACATAGCTTTATAGCGAGGGATAAAGACGGTAAAGTAGTAGAATAACTGAAAAAACTTTCTTCTCAAATTTCTATGTTATTACATATTTAGTGATGACACAAAGATTTTGAGAAGAAAGTTTTTTCTCATTTTATTAATGTTTTGCGTTAATTGATACTAAATCGTTGTAAACAATATTTTTTGAGAGGCAATTTGAAAATAGCGTTTTTTAGGCAAAAAGAGTGTTTTAAAGGATATTGAGAGAAAAGTTTTTTGAGAAAAAATATACAATCGGCCGTTTTACGCATTTCTTCTCAAAAAAGTGCGCTAAAAGATTTTACAATCCTGTTTTATCTGTGACACTTATCAATGACGCGTAAAGCGTTGATTATCAGACTACAAAGTTTTTGCCGTAATAGATAAAGATTTTTCATCAGTGACACGTAACTGACTGATATTTATATAGTTATATATAGTGTAATAGATGTAATAGATGATTTGTATAGAGATAAAAATGAATGATTTTAGATTAGTGATTTGATATATATTAACTGATATTAATTAATATAAAATCAAAGGTGTTATTTTCGTATTTTTACCTTCTAGGGAAATATCAATTACATCTGTGACACTGGCTGTAACTCGCTGTGTCACTGCACGTTACGTGTCATTCTTCATCTGTGACACATCTATGACATCTATTACACCCCTGTGTTTCGAGACGTTAAGTTGCTGTAAAACAGATAGTTACGGTACGTAAACCACGATTATAGGCATTTAGCGCATATTTGAGGTAGGAATGTAGTATATTTGCTGTCAATAATTAAGAATCAATTTATGTATGAGTAAAACAGATAAGAACAAGGATACGGGAAAGCCTGTGCCGGAGGTGGTAATAGGGAAAGACGGGGTGCCTGTTAACGTTGGTACGCAGGCCCGCCTTGAAAAATCCCGCACGCGCCTGAATCCGGCTGACGAAATCGGCTGCGATAGCGTTTTTCAGATATGCCGCCGCCGTTGGGGACTGACCCCGATTTGGCAGGAGCCGGACGACCTTCTAGAAGCGTTCAACAGGTACCGAGAGTGGATAGACGCGCACCCTATAATAGTTCACGACGTGGTTAAGTCCGGTAACATGGCGGGAACCTTACTAGATATCCCGAGAAAGCGCCTTATGTCAGAATCGGACTTTTGCGCGTTCCTTGGCGCGGCACCTAACTACTTGGCGGAACGTAGACGGATATATGAAGCCAATTACGAGGAGTTCGGCCTAGAGGCTTCCAAGGGCTTCGCCGAAGCTATCGACAATATCCGTATGATGATATTCCAGGATATGGACGCGGGCGCAGCGTCGCAGGCGTTCGACCCTACGTATATCCGTTCTTTGCGCGGGCTGAAAATGGCACTCGATTATACATCCGGTGGCAAGGAAATTAAAGGAGGCCTCACAATACAGGTTTCAGACCCTAGGACGGCATCTAGAGTCCAAAAGCTAAAGGATTTCAAGAAGGAACATAAAGTGTCGGAAAACGAAGGAAAATAGCATTATATGAAGTGTACATATGTATTCGATAAAATGATAGGTCCGGTAACAGACCCGTACATAAGAGGGATAGCGAGTAAAGGCGGTACGCGTTCTTCCAAGACGTGGAGCGTGTTACAGCTTCTTTACCTCATAGCACGGGAAAGTACCGAGCCATTAATGATTAGCTGCGTAACGGACACGCTTCCAGCCGTCCGCCGTGGTATGTTACGTGACTTCACCAATATGCTGATAGACGAAGGTGTATGGGAGGATAGCGCGTTCAACAAGTCCGAGATGATATACACCGTCAAGGAAGGCGTATATATTGAATTCTTCGGGTGCGACAGTGCCGCCAAGGTACACGGCCCGGCGCGGGACATTCTTTTCATCAACGAGGCGCAACGGGTGCCGAGGGAAATATTTAGGCAGCTGGATGTGCGTACCCGGCTAAAGGTGATAATCGACTTTAACCCGGTTCGAAGATTTTGGGGCGAGACTGATTTTGTAGGGGACAAGTACGTAACTATCCACAGCACGTACAAGGACAATCCGTTCCTAACCGAACAACAAGTACAGGCAATCGAGAAGAACGCCAACGACCCAAATTGGTGGCGCGTGTATGGTGAAGGACAGACAGGCGGGCTGGAAGGCCTCATATATCCCGAAATTGACATTATCGAGGAGCTGCCTAAGGAATTGCAGGGCGAGGACACAAAACGCTGTGTAGGGCTTGATTTTGGCTTTCAGCAAGACCCGACCGCAATAGTCGACATCTACATGCGTGGTTGGGACTTGTACATAGATGAGATTTGCTACCGTACCGGAATGCTGAACCGCACAATAGCCGAGACGCTGAAGGAACACGGACTGCATAACATCTACACAGTGTGCGACAACGCCGAGCAGAAAAGTATCGTGGAGATACGGCAGCACGGTTGTAAGACTATACCATGCGTTAAGGGCAAAGGTTCCGTCAAGGCGGGCATACAGCAGGTGAAGCAATTCCGGCTACACGTAACTAAGAGGAGCGATAACGTACTGGACGAGGCGGATAACTATTCATACGTCAAGGACAGCATGACGGACTTGTACACCAATGAGCCGATAGACGCATACAACCATGCATGGGACGCTATCCGTTATGGCGTCGATTTCCTTATCCGCAAATATCGACCTAAAGCAGCCGCACAATGATACAGTTATACGAGCGTGTGCAGGTTACCGAGGACGGAAGGACGGGAACCGTATTGGAATCGGATGTATTGGGCGTTGTAGTCCAATACGACGGAACGGATGAACAAGAGTGGCTATTTTATGAACAAGTTGAACAATTAGAATTTGACGAATATGAGTAAAAAAGGATTTTACGGCCTTGAATGGCTGATACTGCAAGAGCGGACCAACTGGAAAGGAAAGGTTAAAAATGTCTTTCGGCGCGTGTACTATGCACTTTGTCGGTATAATAACCGCAAACAGTTAGAATATATTTGTAACTTGCACCCGTGTTATGAGGGGGGCCTAACTTCCGACCAAAGTAAGTTATTGGAAAAATTGTCGGAGTACGTCAAGGCTTCCCCGTTCATAACCAAAAAGCTAAAGACCGTGTACGTCCTTCCGAGCATCGAGAAAGTTACGCTATGGCAGCTAATCGAGACGCGCAGAGCCGAGACAGCAACGGAGAAGGTTACGAAATGGTGCACCCCGGTTGAGGGACAGACGGCCGAGTATTCACCCGATAACGTGTACCACCTGCTAACCGCGATGAAGTACATAAGGGAGCAGATTAAGGCGGCCGACGATTTGGAACGAACGCTATTCCCACAGGGCGCAGGCGGGCCGGACGCGGAGCCGGATACACTAAGGGAGGCAAAGAACATATTGACGCTAGTACAGGCTACGGCAGAGTTGTTCAACTGCTCGTTCGAGGAGGCGAAACGGATTAACTACCTGGACGCTATATTGGCATTGTCCAAGAGGCACGAGGAAGTAGAAAAGGAAAAAGCGGAAATGAAAAAACATTTTAACAAATAACTTATGATTAAAAAGTATGAGATAATCACAGTAGGGGCCGACAAGCGCATAAAGGCGCTTCGGTCTTTTAGCGTACAAGGTCGTTACGTTAATGTGGGCGATGTAGGCGGAATAGTCTATGACGAGAACACATTGTCACAGGAGGGTAACGCGTGGATATTTAGCGGAAACCTTGGCTATCCTTCTATCCGTGTGGGCGGCGATAGCATTGTAGATACAAACGGCTACGAGGGTGCAGTAACTGACCCTAGACCATTCGTTAACATTACAGGTACTTCGGCCCTTATCGGTGCACACGAGTTCGTTACGGGAAAGGTATCCGCCTCAAAGGTGCTTGCAGTAGGTGACGTAGAGCAGGGAAATGTAACTGCGGTTATAGGTTCCAAGTATAATGAATCCAAAGTACCGGACGCAAATACACTACGTACAAAAGTAGCGTACTATAATGGCATGGGGCCTTTAACAATCGCGGTAGCGGGAGGAGGATACGAGGCAAAGGTACTAACATACGACAGGGACGGAAAAATAACCTATGAAAGCGCGTTTTCAACCAGGGTAAACGCTACTGACAAGAACGCATATTATTATGCCGTAGTTATCCGTAAAACCCCGACAGCCGCAACAGTTCCGGCAGATATCGTAGCCGCAAATGTTACCATACCGTCGACAGTCATTGAAAGTACAATTAACATCAAGGACAGCCGGATAGAGTTCAACTACACTAGCGCAATGACCGTTGCAACTAAAGTTAATCCCGGGGCAAGCGGTTCAAACACCGCACCCGTATCGAACATCAGTGAGTCAAACGTAGTTATCAGCAAGAAGGGCGCCGGCGCATATGTAGCTAACATCTTTGCGGATGTGATTAAGTGTAATGTAGAATTTACCGCTACATCAACGGCTAGTTTGCTTATCGGGGACTTCCGTAACGTAGGCCGATTGATAGCGGACGGTTCCACCGCATACGCTTCATCTCTTGCAGTAAGGGGTGCGCTTAAAGTCTATGACTGTTATGATTTCGCATTTAAAGCCGCCGTACTTTCAACGGGCGCATATAATGATGCGATAGCCGCACAAATGCCGTTTACCTTTATCCGGTGTAATGTCCCCGTAGGAAATTTCCGTCATAACGCAATCGCAAAGAACACATACGTAGATATCGACTTCTCGAGGGCTAGCGCCGATTTGGGTAAAGTCTTTAACTCTATTACTCTGCATAGTTCGGAGGTAGAAGGTATGTATCGTTTGTATCACGTATCTAGCAATGCGCCCGGCGCGCTAGTGGAAAGCTACGACAGTGTTAAGTCGGCCAACTTTTCAAGGGTGGGAACTATGAGCGCTACCACGATTTACAAGGATGCAACTTTTACCGGGCTATTCGATATAGCGGGTACCAACGTATTCGGTGGCACAGGGAAGCACGGAGGCGGTAAAGGCTGCGAGATAACCAACACGAAAGAAACGGCAATGGTTATATCGGGCAATGTCCGTGTAGAGGGTAACGCCAAGGTTAAAGATACTAGAATCACCGGAACGGGCTACTTTGGCGGGAACTCCGTTACGGAGAATGCCTACATATTCGGCTCCGCATACGTGACGGATAACGGCGTTTTCTCCCCCGCCCCGGAAGAAGGAAAGTTCGATTCTGATATACACATAGAGGACAACGCTAAATTTTTGGCTACGTCTCGGGCGGGGAATACCGTTGTATATATGTGCGGAGACTCCGAGTTTTCCGGCACCATTGCATTTAATACCGTTTCCTTGGCAATGTACGGAAAGTCTAGAATAGCTGGGAAGGTATCCGGAAGAGGCGTATTAATACTAGAGGATAATGCGGATACGTCCGACAAGAATGTAGAGGCATACGGCTGTATTCGCCTTGTCGGAAATTACCGTCAAACCGAAGAAAAGATATGGACGGGTAGGCGGACAATCAGCAGCGAGTCCGAACCTACATACGAAAATAATGTAAAGACTAAGTATGACTTTTAAAGGGATATTAGATGACGTATCAACATGGGCGGGCCGACACGGCCTACCCGTGTTTTTCGGAGATGAGTACACACGTAACGTTCTAGCGAACCAAATTACGGGTGACTTCGTTTTCGTGGACATACCCGGAGGGATACAGACGTATTCCGATTTGGCGCCCGAACCGTTCGGAGTATCGGTACTTATCCAAGTGTTGGGAACGTCTTTCTATCTCCGTGACGACTCGAACGAAATAGAAGTCCTAGACAGGACTTTCACCGCAATTACAGACATTGCCAAGAAAGCAGGGTGTAATTACATTAGCGGGGCCGCAAATGTGGTTAAGAGGCAGAATATTTATGATAGTCCCAAATCCGGTTGGGAAATAACTATTAATATATCCGAGTAATGGCAAAGAATCCGATAACACAGATTGAAGTACTTCTAACCAAGCTACGCGACGATATCGAGCAGTCGTACATACAGAAGGGCCTGGTCGCTTCCGGTAATTTCGGTCGCGAACTGAAACTTACTGTAAGTGGCAACAACGCGAAGATAACCGCGCCGCGCTATGTCGGGGCAATGGAGGGAGGACGCGCAGCCGGAAGGCGCCCGCCGTTATCAGTCATCAAGCGTTGGATAGAGGACAAGAACCGTAGAGGGGCGAACATACCGATAGAAGCCGCCTATCCTATCGCAAAGATGATAGGCGAGGAGGGAATAAAGGTACCGAACGACCACAACCCCGGCGGCGTGGTGTCGGATGTACTTAACCCGGCTAGGGTACTGTCATTGCAAAATGACATCATAACGATAATACGATATGCGATTATTGACACATTAAATATTGACTAATGAATGTATATTTACCTATAATCAACGAGACGTTGGTAAGCAGCGCTTCAATAGAAGAAACCAACTTCTATTCGCAGCCTATCCCGGTATGGCCTACACGGTCGTACACTATTACCATTACACCGGAAAATCCCGCAAAGGACGTGGAAATATCTATCTTACAGGGAGGGCGTAGCAAGTTCCTAAAGACTATCCCGTACTCACCGAAGATTGAGTTCGATTTGTCAATAGCGGGCATGGTAATAAACCCGTTAACGCGTGACCAATCATTGGCAAATGGTGGAGGTAACGATTTAGGTCTAATCACGATAACGCACAATAGCAAATATTGTATGGCTATATTGTTTAACGCGGATGTTTCCGTGCATATGATGCCCGCAATAGGTGGAACCAATTTCAAGTTTCCGGTAAAGCCGAGAATCCCCGGACAGCCATACGACATTATTATGCCGTCATTGTCGTGGGAAGATAACGGGCTGACTAACTATGACATTACATGTGAACCCGTGGACGATTACCACGGACCGCACGTGTTCCCCACGAAGTATTTCCTAGGCAGTACGATAGATATCCGGTACATCAAGAAACTAACCGTTAAGAGTCCGCATACTGGCGACACGGTAGCCGTAGCCGAGTATGAAAATAAGTTGCCGGCCACCGTGGCGAACGACGACCAAATGTTATGCGCCGCGCGCCTACGTTGGAATATGCGTAACGGGCAGTGGTTTTGGTACGCCTTCAAAGACTATTTTTGGAACGAGGGATTCACATATATGCGCGGTTTGGGCGGCGCGTCCGAGCAGGGCATTCTGACTATCAACGTAGCGTATGCAAAGGGATTTTATCCGGCATTTCAAGAACTGTTAGTTTCGTCAAATATCGAATTGACGCTTCCGAAACAGTTCCCCACAATAGACGAGGAACAACGGTACAAAATGGAGATTACAAGTGACACGGGCGCACGGTGGAGCGGTTCGGAACGCGTGTACCGCCAACAGATTACGTTGCGTACTATCGGCTTTATGGACAACTATATACCGCCCGTTGAACCGGACGCACCCGCCATTATCCCGGTAGCGTTTACCGTTACTCCGTATGAGCATACGTACCCGTACTTTGCCGATATAAATGGGCTAATAAACGTTACTAGTAATGTTAAGTGGGACTTAGTGCCGCAGGTTGATTGGCTGTTCCCGGTATCGCCCGCAGACGGGAAAGGAAGTATCGGGGTTACTTCTGTATCAACTAGACGCACGGTGAATCCTTCCACGGTACGACGAGTAGGATACATTCATTTCATTAAGGCGGGAACCGCCGAGCAGATAGGAGGTACAAAGGTAAATCAGAACGGTGCGCCCGCGGTGAATACCACGCTAAAGTTTTTGCCGATATCGTCCGGGGGAGAAATGAAGTCATTTACGGTGAGTTGCGCAACACAAGGAAGGGGAACGTTACAGGTTAGAAATATGGCAGGTGCTAGTGGTGCATGGGTTAACCTAGATGCTAGCCAATTGGAGCAGGACGGGGGAGATGTATATGTGAATCCGGCGCGCAATTTACCGGAAACCGGAGGAGTTCCGCGCTCGTGCATTATCCGCACTACACACGACATCACCGGACAAAAGGCAGATGTAAACGTTATGCAGTCCGTAGCTTGTCCAGTGGACAGATTCCCGAACGATTTCAAATGGGCGGGCAAAGGTATGTACGCCTATGACGGAAACCCGCATCCGGGAGCTAATTTCCGGTTCACATCCGGAATACCGGGAACGGATATGGTAGCGGAGTGCAACAAGTCATTTATATCTAATCTTCGGATAACGCGCGAGGAACCTATCTGGATACTTCTTTTTGACATAGCGCAAAATGCGGGCCCCGGAGGGGGCGTTGATAGATTTGCGCGTATAAACATCAAGCACGTACCCACAAATAAAATACTTGCTACAATAGTAATATTTCAGCGTGGGTACAACAACGCGCCCGCTAACTATGTGTACGCTAGTTGGGACACATTAGAGGCAGGAGAAGGAAATATGCATTACTTTGATTTGATAACCGCCGCATCTACGGTTCCTAGCCTTGTACCGCCTTCACAGGCTAGAACATATAATATTGACAGCCTCAATGTAAATGGGGTGCAACTTAATAAGTTCCGCGTTATGCTAGATTGGAATCCCGGACGGACCCGAACTATCAATTTATCTGCGAACGTTACAGGGGCTTCGGGGAACATTCCGATTATACAGTATTCCAACGTTGACGCTATGGCAATAGCATCTAATCAGATTTGGCACAGGTTAGACCCGGTATGGGTGCTGAGTGCCCCGAACGAAAGAACCGCAGAAATAGCGGTGCAGGCGCAAAAGCTAAACCAACGTGATGAGATATCGTTCTTCCGGCTTGACAACTGGGTAACGCTAGATTCAACCGCCATAGACCCTAATAACAATTATATTAGAAAGTTCAATTTGCGGATAGCGGCCAATACGACAGGCGCGGCGAGGGGTACGGAAGTACGGTTCCAAAGACCGGGGATATCTGATATAATTATACGAATCGAACAGGCGGGATAAAATGGATACAGTAAAATTAAAGATTAACGGAAATTACGTGGAGGGCCTTTCGGGGTCCTCTGTAAAACTCACAGTCAACAATATATCACCCGTCACAATGACAGGTGACAGTGTGGCATTTTCGGCTACTATCAAAGTGCCGAGGACACTCAACAATGACTGGACGTTCATTAACTTGCAAAAGGGTATGCACGAGTGCATTTTTTACGATTGTCAGTTACTCGTGTATGGGCTTCCGTTCCGATACATGGGCTATGACGTGGAGTTCTACGCCAAAGTATCATACAACGGTGGGAACTACTCTATATCGCTAGTCGAAAATACGCAGAAGTGGAGCGACGAAGAAATACGGATACAGCACAAGTTAGAGCAGGTAGAACAGATGTTTGCCGGGTGGCTAAATGCGTCGAGGGTCGTCAACCTTGAAAAGATTATCAACGACCATATCACATGGAAAGAAGGTAAATTTCCGGTTCTCACTCCGAAACATAACGAAGGTTCAGAAATACCCGAACCGGTAGATGCGGCGCTGCTAAAGCCTACTATTATGATATTCCGTTCGTCTATCGTATGGGATAATGATGTAGCATCCGGTAATATGACTCTAGTACCTAAGGGGTACACGAAGGGCCGGGGCGGCTATATCTATCCGGACATTGCGCAGGTAGTGATATCCGACACTATGAAAGCCTTGTATGCCCCTCTTTTTGGCCCGGCCCCGGGCGGGCAAAACCCCGGGTTCAATATCCGGTCGGGCGTAGGGCGCGATATTCGTATGATAGTGGAATACACAGGAACTACCATTCCTAGCACGTTGCCGGAACTGCACATAGTAGCGGAATCCACCAATTTAACGGAGTGCATTCTATACGCCCGTTCAAGACTGACCGACCGTATTTGGCTGTATGTATCGCCGCTTAATTCCGTGGCGTTCGTTACGCCTACGAGCGACAAGTATATGATACTTAAAGGGCTGATAGGCGGTAGCAAGGTATCGTGTTTCAAATTCCCGAACGGGTACGCGCCGGAAGAACTGATAGATATGGGGGAAGGGAAGGCGGAAGTACTGACCCAATACAGACCCGCAGCCGGGACAATAGTAACCGGAACGGGGTTCCCTTATTCGGACGTAAAGAAAATGGTGGATGACCTGTGTACGGCGTTCCATTGGCGGAAGCAGTGGCGGAACAAGACGTTAAGTATTGAACCAATCATACACCCGTCAATACGCGACCGGAAAGATGACAGGCATAAATACATAGTTGATTGGAGTGATAGGTTTTCCGGAGTGGACACGATAGAAGTTCCGGATGAGTTTGCCGACCAACTTGTAACACAGGTGGGCGACGTAAAGTACAGCTGCCCGATAGGCCCCGGAACGCTTAATCCGGTGAAGGACGCCTATAAGTCCGGTTTGCCGTTCGCATATAACTTTATGGCATTTCCTAAGGTTGCGCTAACATCCAAGTTCACCACAGGCGGAACCGCTACGTATGTGACTGCACTAGAGGACATTTATAGGATGTATATAAAGAGGCACTTCAAGTTATTTGCGCCTAGAATGCAGGTTAAAATCAAGGCGCGGTTAAGCTATTCGGACGTTATCAACCTAAAGTTGGACAGGGCGTATTACTTTTCGCAGTTGGGCGGATATTTTTACATAAAATCCCTAGGCGAATATGACGTAACTAAAGGAGATTGCAAGCTATCTTTGTACAAATTGGATTTAACGAACTAGAGTATGGCAGACCAAGTAACATTATTAGACTTAAATTTTGGAACGTCAGAGGCTGAAAAAGGCCTCGACGCTCTGATAGCAAAGAGTATAGCGCTTGCAAAGACCAAAAAAGATTTACAAGCTGCGTATAACACTGAAAAATCAGCCCTTGACGCTCTTAACCAAAATTACGCGGACGGGCTTGTATCACAAGACAAGTACGAGGCGTCAGTTCGGAAGCTGAACAAGGAAATGATAGAGACAAAAAAGGCTCTATTAGACAATGCGAACGCGCAGAAGGAGAACAACGCCGAGATTAAGAGTACCAAGACGTTGTTAGACAGCGAGGCCACAAGCGTTAACGCGCTGCGTGCACAGTTGGCACAGAACACCGTGGAACTTAACAAGATGTCCGAGGCGCAGCGCACTACTAGCAAGGAGGGGATAGAACTTACCGAACAAACCAAGGCGCTATCCGACAAACTGAAAGAGCTAGAGAAGTCCGTAGGGGACAACCGTAGAAACGTGGGTAACTATGCGGAAAGCGTCAAGGAGGGAATTTTGCAAACGCAGGGTCTATCCGGTGGGACTGGCGCGCTAGTCGGCGCAATGAAAAGCGGGATAACAGGCGTACAGGCATTTAACGCGGCATTGAAGGCGAACCCGATTCTATTCATAGTTACAACCGTGTTAACTCTTATCGGGCTGATTGAAAAGATGATTAAGCGTAACAGCGACTTATCAACTAGCCTAAAGGCGGCATTTGCACCGTTTCAAACAATTATAGGGCGGTTGTTGGACTACATAACGGAGTTGTTCACGGCCCTTGCAAAGGCCTTTGAATGGCTAGCTGAGAAAATAACGTGGCTACTCAATAAGATAGGGCTTATATCGGACGCCACGTTGGAGGCCGCCCGGAGTGCTAGCGCTCTAGAGAAGGAAATGCAGCGCATATATAAGGCGGAAACGGATATGCTTGTGCCTATGGCACGGATGAAAAGGGAAATGGAGGAGTTAAAGACCCTAGCGGCCGACCAAAACAAGAGCACCGAGGAACGCCGGAAACTGTTAGAGCAGGCGACCGAGAAACTGCACGCTATCCGCGACATGGAGGTACAGATACTAGAGGCCAAGTACAAGCAAATTAAAGCCCAAAATGAGTTGGGATACACATCAGACGAGGACGCACGGAAGGAGCAGGAAGCCCTAGCAGCGCTAGAGCAGGCCCGCGCCAATTACGCTACACAGGAGAAAGAAATATACGGGCAGTTGACAGGTTACGAAAAGGCGGATGCGGCGGCCAAACAGGCAAATATTAAGGCAGCACTAGAAGCTAGAAGGAAAGCCGCGGAGGACGCGGAAAAGGCAGAAGTAGACGCGGCAAGACGTGCGGCGGATGAGAGGACTAAAGCGCAACAAGCCATATTGAAGCAATACGCGGACGCTATCGAGGCTATGCAATTGCAGATTGCCGAGAACGAATTGAAGAACGGCGCGGCAACACTGGAAGAACAACAGCGGGTTATCAACGCACAGATTGAGGCGGAAAAGTACAAGAGGCAGCAAAACCTAATTGGAGAGCAAGAATACCTCAACAACGTGAAGACCCTGCAACTAGAGTTTGCCGCGTCAGTGAAGGCCGAGGAGGACGCACGGATGCAGGCAGACCGGGACCGTAAGGCAATGGAGATTGAGAACCAAAGACAACTAGACGATATCAAGTTAGGCAACTCGCTAGAGGCTGACCTTATCCGGCTGAACATGAAAAGAGACGCGGAA